TTACAAAAAAGTAACTTCTTTTATTTTGCCTTCTTTAATATAAATTTTATCAATTATTTTTAACCAAAATTTTCTTTTTTCATCTATATTAAAAGTATTATATATATCAGGAATGTCTTTATTTATTAACTCATTTAAATATGTAAAATCTTTTTGAGGTTTTTCTTTTTGTTCTTCTTCTAATTTTAATATTTCTTTATTTATTTTGATATAATCTTGCTTGTAATCTTCTTTAGAAATTAAATCATCTAAATATAAATCTTTTAATTTTGAGAGTTTATTTTTTAAACTATTTATTTTTATATTGTTTTTTTGTGGTTTGGGTTTTGTTTTGATTATAGATTTCGAAATATATTGTTTACACAAATATTTTAAATTATTTATTAGATATTCTTCTACTGATTTATCTGATATAACTTTAGAATTTTGACATTGCTTCTCATTTATTCCGACCTTGTATTTGTATTGCTTATCACAAAAATAATTTATTATTTTGTTTTTACTTCTATAATCTACTTTACGAACTAATCTAGATTTACAATAATAACAATATAACATTCCTGCAAAAATAGAAGGTATATTTTCTTTTTTTAATACTTTTTCAACTCTAGGCAACAAGTTTTGAACTTCGTTAAAAAGTTCTTTATCCATAATAGGAGGAATGTAGTTATCTAAATATACATTTTTTCTATACAACTTATATTTTCCAATATAAGCAGTTTCGCGTAGGTAATTAAATAGAGCATCTTTACCTTTCCCAGGAAAATGTTTAACAAAGTAACTATAAGTTTTTTTATGGTCACCATTTACAGAAATAAAATATTTATATAGATTTCTAATATTTTCTGCTTCTTCTGAATCAATTACAAATTTTTTATCTTTTATTTTATATCCATATTTAGGAGTACCAGAAGTTACTTCACCTTTTTCACGTTTGTTTTTGAATACAAATCTTATTCTTTCGGAAGTTTTTCCTATTTCTCTTTGTGCTAAAGATACTTTTAAATTAAACATAAACATACCATCTGCAGTAGAAGTGTCAACATCATCTTCATCTATTGCTTTCATTGTACAATGGTTATCTTGTAAAATCTTATTTATGTTGTTGGCATCTAATACATTTCTACTTAATCTATCTAATTTAGTAAAGAGTATCATATCATATGCAACAGATTTTTCTAGCATTTCTTGCAATGCTTTTCTTTTTTTCATAGAAGAGGCTGATATACCTTCATCTATATAGACATCATATTTATAGTCATTTTCTTTACAATATTTAGTTAGTGAATCTTTTTGTGCTTGTATAGAAAAGCCATATTTTACTTGTTCTTCTGTACTAACTCTACAATAACAAGCAACAGTTTTCATATAAAAAACCTCCTTAAACAAATATTCGGTACTTGTATAAGAAGGTATTATGTAATATAATAATAAAAACTGCTTATACAAGTAGTGTTTGAGAATAGATAATGTAAAACTTTGGCGAGGGATACATTATCTATTTTTTATTTTAATTTTTTTCTATTATTTTCCTTTTTATTTCCTTCACTTAATAGTTTAGTGTCAAATTTTTCAATTTTTGATATGTTTTTATTATTTTTAAATGTTGTAAGTTGATATATAGCTTCTTTATTTAGTTTTAATAATCGTTCTTGTTGAGAAAGTCCTTCTTTTATAAAAGTTGCGTTTAAATTTTCTATATTTGCTAATACTATTAATTGAGAAATCGTTGCATTATCTCTAATATTTCCTTTTGCATTAGGATTTGCTTTTTTCCATTCTTTAGCTGTCATTCCAAATAATGCTACATTCAGTATATCAGCTTCGTTAGCGTAAGTAACAGATTGATGCTGTATAGATACATTTTCAGGAATAAGATTTTGTTTTATTGCATCAGTATGTATTCTATAATTTGTTTTAGCAATCAATCTTTTTATATTCCAATCAGAGGAAAGTCTATTGCTTTCATCGTTTTTTAATCTTTGATAATCAGTAATTACATAAAGTTTAAATTCTGGGCTAATCCAACTGGCAAATTCGAAAGCAATATCTTTATGAGCGAAAGTGCCACCACCTCTACCAGATTTTGATATTATTCCAATAGCATTAGTGGAAGATATCCATTTTTGAGGAGATAAAGTAAAAGCATTTCTTCCTGATTCATTTTTAAACCTATCAAATTCGATAGGTTTAAAATTAGGATTGTGTAAACTTTCCCATAAACCTAAAAATTCTATTGTAGCTCTTGTTCTCATCCAATTATTTATTACAATGAAAGCATCATCTGGATTTTCGTGTTTAGCAATATCTGTTAATGAAATATAATCATTTTCATTATCATTAGAAATAATTCCAATTTCTATACCATCTGCTTGTATTGTTTCTCTATATAGTTCTTTACTTTCTTTTATTTCATTTTCACTCATTATTTTTCCTTTTCTTTCTAATTATATTTTTCATTGACAAACTTTGGTCGGGGAGTAGTTAGTTATTTTTTATTTAATTTTATATTAATGACAAACTTTACAAGGAGCTCTTCCTTCAGATTGAGCTTGCTGTAAAGTTATTTGATGTCCTTTACCTTTTAAAGTTCTACAACCTTGATTGTGATATTTGGTTCCAGTTTCACCAACCCAAACCATTTGAGATTTATTGGTTGAAGTGCTAGCTTGACTACTTGTTTTTTTTGATGTTCCAGCATTTTCAGATGAAGTTTTTTTAGAAGAGCTAGAATTATTATTAGATGTAGGTGTGGTCTTTGGTGTTTCAGTTACCTGGTTTACAGGTTCTTGTTTTTGTTCATTAGCAGTATTTAATTCTTCTCGTAATGACTTATTTGTTTGTTGTAAGCTATTGATTTGATTGTTATTATTTTGTATTTCAGCACTTAGTTCATTATTTTTATCCTTTAATGTATTTATTTGATTATTTAATTCTTCAATTTGTGAATGATTTTCATAATTATTTGAATTAGAATAAGCTAATAAACAAGATAATGTTAAAAAAGATAAAACTATAATTACTATATTTTTTTTATCTCTAAAAAAAGATTTTTTTGAATTTGAAGAATGTTTTGCTCCTGAAATATTATTAGATTCTGTATTATTATTAGTCATGTTTAATCCCCCTTTTACTATATCATTTATTCCAAATGTAGTTTTATTGTAAACTTTATTATAAACTGCTTTTTTAGGATTAGTAATATATCCCATTCCTTTTTTACCATAAAAAGGATTAATAGCTTTTTTAGCACTTCTTTTTATTCTTCCAGTAGTCCTTGCTTTAAAACTTTTCTTTAAATTAGGAGTTCTAAATCCAAATTTCATATTAATTACTCCTTTTATTTTCTTTTTTTCTTTCTTCTAAACTCTACAACAACACCAAGTATTCTAATAGGCAAATTTTCAATTTGTTCATTAGTATATACCATGGGCGAATACGATGGATTCAATGGCTGTAGTATAATTCCATTTTCATTTTTAAATACTCTTTTGAATGTGCCATCATTACCATTAACCATTACAACGCAGTCATCGCCAGATTCACAATCATCTACTTTTTCAAGGATAAGAGTATCACCTTCTAAATATTCCGACTCCATAGAATTGCCTTTTACACGTAATCCAAAGTATTTTTTACCACCTCGTAACATATCGGCAGATATTTCTTCTGTATCCATAATATCTTCTATACATTCCATAGGTATTCCTGCAGGTATAGTGCCATATACGAATACTAGTGCAGAATTGGATTGAATAATTTGACCATTTGATTTACTTTCAACCAAATCAGATTTTTGAATACCAAAATAATTAGCCAGTAATTGTATTTTGTCAATTCTAGGATATATATTAGCATTATACCAATCAGTAAAAGTAGAATATGGTATTTCTAAATCACGACATACGTCATTTCTGGATTTATTATTTAAATTCATATAATATTGCAAATTATTTGCAAAAATTTCTTTATTTCCTAAATCGCTCATTTTTACCTCCTGCAACAATTATACGACTTTACCGTAAAAAAATCAAGAAAAAAATAAAAAAAATACGGATAAACTATTGACAACGAAAAAACCGTGATATATAATTCAAAACAATAAACGGAGAAACCGTTAAAAAGAGAGGAGGAAAGACTTTGGAATTAACATTAAGAGCGTTAAGAATAAATAAGGGATATAGCCAAGAAAAAGCTTCAAAATTAATAGGAATAAGTGTAGATACGCTTGCTAATTATGAAAAAGGAATAACTTTTCCGGATATTCCAGTACTAAAAAAGATAGAAGAAGTTTATGAAACTAATTATAATAACATAAATTTTTTTACATTAAAATAACGACTAAAACGTAACAGAAAAAGAACGAAAGAGGTGAAAAGATGAAAATAGAAGAGAGACTAAATAGCTTAGAAGGAATTACATATAGTGAATGGCAAAAAATAAAACTAGTAATAGATAATCGATTTGCTGAAATAAAACTAAAAAGTACCTTCAATATAAATGAAGATACCTTAAAACAATTAAAAACTATTCTTTAAAATCATTTTTTTCCATTTCATTAAGAATAGTTTTATACATACTTAAGTATTCATCGTAAGCTTGAACAGGAGTATCAATTTTACGATTTAAGATAATAGCGATAGCTAAATCGTGAGCACGTTGTTCATTAGACATAAAATTCACCACCTTTCAACAGAATTATAGCATAGGTGGAGTAAGAACGAAAGAGGTGAGAAGATGAAATTAATAACGTTAATATTTATCAATATAGTTTGTTTTGGAATAGGATATGCTTTGGGTAAGTTCAAACAATAGAAATTATCCAATTTATAAAGCTTTGGCAAACAGTTACGACAAAGTATACAAGAGAGATTATTGAAATGAATATAAGAAGTTTTAATAAACTTAAACTGAAAGATTTAATGAAATTTTGACGAGTTTTAGGGAATTGTCTGTTATTTAGTTTATAAGAAAAACTTCTAGTTGGTAAATATAATTTACGACGAGTATTTTCAAATAATTTTTCTAGCTTTCGACACACTGATTCATAAGCCGCATAAGAAACAGAATTTTCATTAGTTGTATTTTGAAATATTTGAAAAACGTTTATAAGCTCTCCGTCAATTAACTCGTAATATTTCATTTTTATATTATTAAAAAAATTAATATATTCTAATGCTATTTTAGGAGAAATTTTTTTATATAAATTAATTTCCATTTTTTTAAATAAGGGTAAATATACATAATATAATTGTTTTTCTAAAATTTTAGTTCTTTGAGGGTTTTTCAAAGATATTTGACTTACTTTATAACCAAAGAAACCACTAATAAAACAAGTAATTATAGCTACTAAATTATCAATATCAAAATTTGAAAACATAATAATAACCTCGCTTTCGAGGTAATTATAACAGAATATTAATAAATAGAGAAGAGGTAAGAAGATGGAAATAGAAATTTTAGCAATTATTATTCTTGGAATAGCTTGGATATTTTCTACAGTAATGGCAGGTAAGATTGCAGGGAAAATAGGTGTGATTGTTTATTTAGTATATGGAATGTTAATAATTAGTCCTTTTGTATTTGGTTTGATAAATAAGCTACTAGAACAGTAAGACAATGATTAGCTTGCGAAGAATTATTTTCTTTTAAAAAATTATTTAATTCTTTAAAAGTATCTAATTTCAAATCGTCAAAATAAATAAAAAGTTTATTAACAGATGAAAAATAATCATTTAAATCATTGTTATCATGAGAAAGTATAACTGCTTCAGTTGCTTCTATAAATTCATTTAAGGCAGTTATTCTAGAAGCATTAAATATTTCTAATTTTTTTATTTTAGTTTGATGACAATTATTTATTATTGCGGTAACTATTGGAGATACAATAGCAGAAACTCCTAAAATGAAAGCCATTACCCAAGACCAAAACTCCATAAAATTCACCACCTTTCAACAGAATTATAGCATAGGTGGAGTAAGAACGAAAGAGGTGAGAAGATGGAAGAAAGAAAAGCTGAGGAAAAGATGGCTATAGATAATAATGAGACTTTAATTAGTATTTTAGTTGCAATGACTATTGGAACTTTGGGAGGAATAATTAATGCACTTATATCTTTATTATTTTAAGAAATATAAATGCAATTACAATACAAAAATAAAAGAGAGAGGAGTTAGAGAATGGAAGACGAATTTGAAGAATTAAAAAAAATAGAACAAATAGCAAAACCGTTAATTGATTTTATAAAACAAAATTACAACCCTCATACAAGCATTGTGATAAATGAAGATAGTATAAAGGTTGTAACGGATGAAATAAATATTCCTTTAATTAACTAATTTTAATTGCAGGGTAGAATGGTTTAATAAAGTGATGAAAATAACTACCACAAGAATCAGCAGAGACTAAATTGTAATATCTTTCTTGAGGAACTCCATGATATTGATAAATCCCACCACGATTAAATTCAATTTCAAGAGTATTATTTTCATAACCAACCGAACGAATATCGGAAGAGCTGACAAATTGTCGATTCATATATAACACCTCACTTTCTACAAATTAAAATATTTTTCTCTTATGTGTGAGGTAATTATAATACAAATTTTGATAGAAAGGAAGGAGGAGGCATGGATTATGAAAAAGTAAATAAAGCAATTATAGAAATACTAGAAGAAAAATATGGAGTAAAAATAGAAAGCAAAGTTGAAAGGAAGTGAAAACTATGAGTGATCAACAAAAATTTGATTATTTACTAGGAAAATTTACTAGAAAAGCAACAACATTCATAGGAACAGTATTATTTTTTGGAACAATCGAATTAGTATGTCTAGCACATATATTTTTAAGATAGAAAGGAGGTGAAAAAGATATGGAATATTTTATATTACTTGCTGTAATAGGTATCTTAATAGCTTACATAGTTATAAGAGAAACATTAATACAAGCACAAATAAAAGAATTAGAAGAAGATCGTAATAATTCAGAATTAAGAGCAGTAATACATTTTAGAAAAATAAATGAAGTTGAGAATTTAATAAAAGAAGAACAAAGAAAACCATTATATGAAAGAAACAACTTTAAGTTAGTAAGCAAAATAAAAGAAGTAATTTCCAACGCCAATTAGATAATTACTTCGTTAAAAGAAAATAAATAAACATTCTCTTAAATTATAATAGCACGATTTAATAAAAAAATCAAATAGCACATTGAAAATTGAATAGATTATCAGACGAAAAGCAGTAATATTTTAGAAGTATTGACAGAAGTTCTTCTTATGATAGAATATATGTATAATTTAAATATTAGAGCATAGATATTATAGGAAGGGGGATTTTTTATGAGTAAAATAAATCAAGAAATAGAAGATATGACATCAGAAATATTGTTAAACAATGATATGTATAGAGTCCCTGTTAATGTGATAAAAATAGCTAATGCAAATGGAATTAAAGTATATGCTGGAGAGATAGAAGAAAAAATTTCAGGAGCAATAAGCTATATAAAACAAGAAGATGTATTTAAAATATTAGTAAATAAAAATGATGCAAAAGTAAGACAAAGATTTACAATTGCACATGAATTAGGTCATTATTTTTTAGATAGAGATTTTTTAAAAGGTGAAGAAATACATGTAGATACTACTTTATATAGAGGAGATATAGAAATTGATGAAGAAGCAAAAAAAAGAGAGCAGAAAGTAAATTACTTTGCAGGAGCTTTACTTATGAACAAAACTCTTTTAGAAAAACTAAGAAATGAAAATACAATAAAAGAGCTTGCAGATATATTTGAAGTATCTGTTTCAGCAATGACAGTTAGATTGGACATATTAGGAATTTTATGAAAAAAGATAATAATAAATCAACAACAGAGAAATATAAAATTTTAATCTCCGAAATATTAAATAGAAGTGATAAAGAAGAAATAGAAGTAAAAGAAAAAAACGATATAACTAAAACAGTAGATGAAATCTCAAAAAAATGGAAAATGAATGAAAGAATTATTGAATTATTTGCTAATAATATTGAACAAGATCAGAAATTAAGAAGTAGATATGCAAAAATATTAATTAGAATATTATCAGTAGAATTAATAGCATTAATATTGATATTTGTTTTAAAAGGACTAGGAAAATTAAATTATTCTGATAGTACATTTAACATATTTATATCTGGTGGTATTGCAGAAATATTTGTACTTGTCAGATTGATAGTTAAATATTTATTTAAGGACAATTTAACAGAAGCTTTAAAAATAATAATAACAATGAACAATAAAAGAATCATAAAAAATCAAAGTAAGAAGGAAAATAAAACATCTGATAAACGTTGAGAAATCAACGTTTTTTTGATACATAAAAATATTTTAAAAAAGTTATAAAAAAGTGTTGACAACAATACGTACGTGTGATAATATAATACCAGTTCAAGAGAAAGGAGGTAGAAGTCCTATGATTAAGAACAAAATAAAAAGGCTAGTCAGAGCCTACCAAGCAAAGAGACTAGCCAAAAGTAGAATAGATAATAATCATAAGAATATTAATCTAATTCTACAAGGACTTAAAGAGAGGGGATATTAAAATCCCTTCTTCCTTACCTTGATAAGTAGTATATATTAAAAACGTACGAAAGTCAAGGAAGGGAGCTAATCATATGGAAGAAAAGAAATTGAAGATTATATTAAATAAAAGTGGAAATGGAAATATTAATCCAAGATGTCCAATTCCAATAGATTGGTTTAGAAAATTAGGATTTACAGAACAAGAAGTAGAAGCAAATGCAAGATTGGAAGAAATTGACGGAAAATATAAATTAGTAATTGAAAAATAAATAAAAAGAAACTACTTAATACTGCAAGGTCTGGTAAACATTCAGTATTAAGTAGCCAATAACTTGGCTAAAAGGCTAAGCCTATTAGTCGTATTCAATTATACGATAAATAAAAGCCTTTTGTCAAGTTTGAGGAAACTGACAGGAGGCTATTTTTATGGAAAAAATACTAAGAGGAATAATAATTTTAGGAATATTTATAGGAGTTCCTTTATTAGCAGAATATATATCAAATGTAGTAACAATGGACATGATTATAAAAGGTGTTTATTTGGCACTAGGATTAAGTCTAATAAAAATAATAAAGGAGTGTAGATAAATTATGAGTAATGAAGAATTAATTGCAGAGAACAGTAAATTAAGAGAAGAAATAAAACAACTTAAAGAATTATTAAAAAGAAAGAGTGGAAGCAACAGCAGAGCTTATGAAGAAATAAGAGCAATGATAATAGCAAAAGTTAATAAAGAAGTAGAAGTAGATCTAATAGATGGAATAGAAAGAGATTGGACTAGAAAAAGAGCAGAGAAACAAATAATGAGTGACCTTAAGTGGGATTTAAGAGTAAGAAGAATAGCAGATTTTAGAGATGAACATATAGAACAAGCAAGAGAATACTTAAAAAAGTATGAAATTCCAGAAGAGTTGAAGAAATCGAGGTGGGCAGAATAAAAATGGAAAGTGAATTTGTAGTAATTAGCTTAGAAAAATATAACGAATTATATAAAAACAATAAAATCCTAAATGATATATATGATGTGGTTTTAGATAATTTATATATAAACTGTATTAAAGAACCTACATTAAGTATAGAGGGGATAGAGAAATTAATAGAAATTATAACACATAACAACCAATATATGGAAAGAAAGTTAAATGTATTAAAGGAGGAGCAAACAAAAGATGAGTGATATAGAGAAAAGATATGATGAATTAGAAGAAGCAATATTAACTTTAAATATGCAAATAAATGAAACTACGGATAAATATGTTAAAGAAATATTAGAAGATTGCATAGATAGACTACAAGAAGAATTTGACGAAATAAAAGATGATACAGAAAGTATCTGGGAGAGAGAAAAGAAAGACTTAGAAAATGAATATTGGAGGAGTGTAATTTAATGGAAGACGAAATTAATAAAAACAAGTACTCTGAAATATTAAAAGGATTAGATTTTGAACATCTTGTATATGAAAGGGCAATATTAGATAGGAAGAAAGATAATTTATACATAATGGATAAAGAGCTAAAAGAAGAGTTTAAAAGGAGGATAACAAATGGAAGCAATGTTTAGAGACTTAAAAGCAGATGAAATAGATGTAAGAATTGCTAGCGTAAAGATAAATGGTCTTAGTCTTTTATTGTATAAAGATGCAAGAGTAGATATGGATATATTAGATGAAACGATTGGACCTAAGAATTGGCAAAGAAAACATAGTAGAGATAATGCAAATTGTATTATAGAAATTTGGGATAATGAAAAACAACAATGGATTTCGAAAGAAGATACTGGAGTAGAAAGCTTTACACAAAAAGAAAAAGGATTAGCAAGTGACAGTTTTAAAAGAGCAGGATTTAATTGGGGAATAGGTAGAGAATTATATACAGCACCATTTATCTGGGTAACTAATAAGAATGCACAAATACAAGATAGTAAAAGAAAAGATAAAAATGGAAATATTATATACACATGTAACGATAAGTTTATAGTGGAAAAAATACAAATTACAAATAAAGAAATAACTGGATTAGCAATATATAATGAAACATTAAAACAAAGAGCTTTTGTATATGCAAAAAATAATAGTGAAACAAAGTAGGTGTTTAAATGCAAACTACAGGGAATATAACCGATATTAACATAGATTTTAATACACATAAACCTAAAATAACGCTGTTATTAAATATGCAACAACCAGAAGTAATAGAACAATTAAAAAATGAGGACAAGCTAAATATAGAGATAAAGAAATACAGAAAAAAACGTAGTTTAGATGCAAATGCTTATTGCTGGGTACTATGTGACAAGATAGCAAAAGAATTAAGTAAAGATGGAATTATAACAACAAAGGAAAAAATATATAAAGAGGCTATAAAAGATATAGGAACATTTGAACCGATGATAGTAGAAGAAAAAGCATTTGAAAATTTTAAAAGAATATGGGAGAAACAAGGTTTAGGCTTTCTAATACAAGAAGTTACTAGAAAAGCTAAATGTGTAAAAGTACATTGTTATTATGGGTCTTCTACTTACGATAGCAAAGAAATGAGTTTATTAATAGAACTATTAGTAGAAGAGGCAAAACAACTAAATATAGAAGTAAAAACAGAACAAGAAATAGAAAGCTTACTAAAAACGTGGCACTAATTTGTGACGAAGAATAAAGGAGAAAAGCACTCTTTTTAGTTAGTGCCACTAAAGCTCCCCCATAAAGGAGAAATAAATGAGTAAAAGTATATTACAAAATAATAAAAAATGTTACATAACGAAAAGTACAAATAACCTACATAAACATCACATATTTGGAGGAACAGCGAATAGAAAGCTAAGTGAAGAAGATGGAATGTGGATTTGGCTAAGAGCAGATTGGCACAACATGAGTGATTATGGAGTGCATTTTAATAAAGAATTAGATTTAAAACTAAAAAGAATAGCACAGAAAAGATGGCAAGAATATTACCACAAAACAAAAGAAGATTTTATAAAAAAATATGGAAAAAGTTACATATAGAAAGGAAAAAATATGAAAGTATTAATCTACGTAATAATTATTATTTTATGTTTAGTGTTAGATGGATTACTTATATGTATTTCAAATAGAAAGAAAAAATATTCTTTTTATATTGGTTATATAGGAGGAATGTTAGTATATGTAATCCTATTTTTAAATTATATATTTTTATTTGGATAGACAACAAGGGATAAGACAACATAGTTTTATCCTTTTAATACTAAAGAGAGGAGATCAAAGAATGTGGCAAAAGATAGTTTTATTTTATATACAGAGCAAAAAGAAGTAATAGATAAACTTAGTGATGAGCAAGCAGGAAAATTAATAAAAGCTATTTATGAATATGTTGAAACAGGACAAATGCCAAAATTAGATGCATTACTTGAAATTATAGTAATTCCTTTTAAACAGAATATAGATAGAAATGCAAATAAATATGAAGAAACAAAGAAAAAAAGAAGTGAAGCAGGGAAAATAGGAGCAGAAGTAAAAAAACAAATGAAAGCAAAACAAGCAAATGCTAATTTTGCTAAAAGCAAACAAGCAAATCAAGCTGATAATGTAAATGATAATGAAAATGTAAATGAAAATGATAATGACAACAATAACAATGATTTTGTAAGCGACAGTTGTGTTGACGGTCTACAAGAAGTTATTGATTTTTATAGCAATAATATAGGATTTTTGAATCCATATGGTCTAAAAATTCTAGAAAGTTATGTAGAAGATATGTCTAGTGAATTAGTTATTTATGCAATGCAAATAGCTGTAGAAAATAACAAAAAGACAATTAGCTATATTAAAGCAATATTAAATAATTGGTCTAAAGCTAATATAAAAACATTAGAAGTGGCAAAAAAAGAGAACAAGAAGAAAATAAGTAATGACAAACAAATAGAGCAACGTAAATATACAGAAGATGAGTTTAAAAGTTTATATGCAAATAAGGAGTGATAACAAATGAAAATAGCACAGATAACAAGGCAATTAAGCTTTGAAAATATAAAGCCTAAAAAGAAAATAAGATATATGCAAATACTAGATAGATTAGTTTATGGAAATAAGACAGCAAAAGAGATAGCAGTAGAATTATTTGATTTAGGATTTACAAATACAAGTGAAAGAAATACAACAGCACCTAGACTTACAGAATTAGAAAAGATGGGATATGTGGAAGAAACAGCAAAGAAAACTTGTGAATACACAGGTAAAGCAGTAACTGTATATAAGATAACTCAAAAAGGTTATGAAGTAGTTAATTATAATCATATTCCAAGAATAGATTAGGAGGAAAGTATGGATAAAATAAATGTTGATTTGTATGGTGGAAAGAGTATATTTGGTGGAAGAGAGACACCTTTAGAAGCTGAAATTACTTATTGCGATAAGTATAAAGAATGTAGTTTTTATAAACAAGGAAAATGTTTTAGTGCAGGAAGATGGAAACCAGATTGTAAATTTGGAAACAAACGTAGAGAAATTGGATATACAAGTAGAGCTAGAAAATATTATGAATTTAAAAACAAATGGGATAATGACGAATGTAGAAGTAAACTAGAAGAGCCAGACAATATAGTTGGAAAAATTGGCGATATATTCGTTCTAAATACTGGATATTTGTATGAAGATGAAAGTGGAAGATATTACATTGATACACATTTTACTAAATCACCTTTAATTTATGTATCTAAAGAAAAATTTACAAACAATTTAATAAAGCTAATATGCGAAGCGAAACCTAGAACATTATTTGAAAAGGCTGAAATAAAAAGTTATCAAGAAAAAATAGTTCCAAGATTTTTATATGAATTAAAAACAGAGTTTAAAAAAATATATGACAGCTTTATAAAAGAATATCCAGAATATGAGAACAAAAAAATAAATTTTGTTGGAAGAAAAGCATATATAAATACTTTAAAAAATGGTAGCGAGTTAGTAGATTGTCATAAGAATGTTTGGAAAATAGAAAATAAAGAAATAGTTTGTTACAACTGGAGTACGTGGTTGCCATTTGAAAGAAACAAAGGAACTGAAACAAGGATAAAAATAACAGATGAGATGACATAACAAATAACCGATAATGAGCAAGTAACTGAAAATACTAAATTTGCAGATTAAAGGAGTTACTAAATGAAACAAATAGATAAAAGGTATCTTTGTTATTGGTGTATGGGTTGCAATGCAGAAGAGTTAGACAACTTTGAACCAAAGCAAAGATGTAAAAACTTTGTACCACGGAGATAAAAATTGGGAAAAGATTTGGAGAGAGGAGCTAAAGAAAAAATGAAAATATTAGCAATAGACCCAGGAAATATAGAAAGTGCATACTGCGTAATAGATGAAGAAACATATAAACCAGAAGAATTTGGAAAAGTTAAAAATGAGATTTTATTGAATTTAATTTATAGCAGATTATCTAATAGTGTTAATTATTACACAATGGTAATTGAAATGATAGCAAGTTATGGTATGCCAGTCGGTAAAGAAGTATTTGATACTTGCGTGTGGATAGGTAGATTTGTAGAAGCATATGATAAAGATTATAAATTTATCTACAGAAAAGATGAAAAGATTAATATATGTCATAGTATGAAGGCAAAGGATAGCAATATAAGACAAGCCTTAATAGATAGATTTGGACCTGTAGGAACAAAGAAAAATCCAGGTTGGTTTTATGGATTTAAAGCAGATATATGGAGTGCATATGCTGTAGGTATTACATATTTAGATTTGAATAAAGAGGTGAAAATGAATGAGTGAAGCAGATAATTTTAAAAATAGATATTTGCAACAACCAATAACTTTTTTAACGGTAGGACAATACACAGGACTTAAAGATAGAAACGGAAAAGAAATATATGAGGGAGACATAGTAAAAATTATAGATACAGAATATCATACTAAGCATATAGCTAGTATAGAATTTTTAGAAGCAAGTTTTATATTACATATGATAAAGGGAGAATTTGCTGGAGATATATTAGGGGCTGATAGTTGGTTAGACCAAGAAAAAGAAGTAATAGGCAACATATATGACAATCCAGAATTATTAGGAGGTAACAATGGACGAGATTAAAGAAAACGAATTTGTTAGAACTAAAGATGGAATTATAGATAAAATATTTAAATTTGATGAAATATTGAATGAGTATTGGTGTGAAAAAGGTCTGGTAATTGATCCAGAAAATAAAATTGGAACACATTTAAAAGACATAGTAAACCATAGCTTTAACATAATAGATTTAATAGAAGTAGGAGATATAGTATTTATAGAAGATTTCTTCGGCTATAATTTTATACATGTTTTTGATGAAAGTATGTTAGAAGCATTAAAGAAAGATGTAAAAGATGGAATAAAAATTAAAACAATACTAACACATGAACAATACGAAAGAAATTGTTATAGATTGGAGAATAATTAATGCTAACAGACGAAGAAAAAGAACTAATACAAAGGATAAGAGCAGACTTAGGAATATTAGATAATGTACTTAAGAAGAGGCTAGAAAATAAATCTAGCAAAGCAGAAGTAACAAGAATTAGAATAAAAACAGAGGAGAGTTTTTATAAGCTTAAAAATTATTATAAATAATAAAAAACAAAACACCTACATATATTATATATTTTATAATAAAAATATTAAAAAGTAAAGAATGGAGGTACAAATGATAGAGCAAGATGCCAAGAAAGAATTATATTCTTATTTACATAGTAAAAAACTTGAAGAAAGAAAGTTAGAGCAAATAGAAGAACAAAAGGCAAAACTTACAAAAATCACTTCTATTTTGTCAGATATGCCAAAAGGAACAACAGATTATGATAAAATGAGTAAAAACATAGCGATATTATTAGATTTAATAAGTGAGCATATAAAGATAATGACAGAAGAAGAAAAAAATTTAATAAGAATTACGAATAAAATAAATAAAGTAGAGCAACCTTATAGAAATATCTTAGAATTAAGATTTGTAAAAGGAATGAAAGTTGAAGAAGTTTCTGTAGAATTAGATAGAGATTATAGATATACAAAAAGATTAATTAAAAAATCTATAAAAAAATATGCAGAACTTTAAAAAAAGACACCTTTTTACCCTTTTATGACACCCCAAAAGTTTGATATATATATAATAGCAAATAAGTTAGATAATAAATATCTAATACTATTTGTATATATACTATAATATTTCTTTAGTGTATAGGTAAGTTTGAAAAACTGAATAACCCAAGCCTATGTTAAGAGCAGATGTTTTAAATGTCTGCTCTTTAAAAAATTTGATTAAAATTAAAAAAAGTGGTATAATAACACTAGAAGTTGAATAAAATACAAATAAAAGTACAGGAAATACTAAAAAAATTATAGAAAATACTAAAAAAAGTTGATTTTTTTAAATAACTCTAGTATAATATTTATACGAATTAGGGAAGAAACTCACTGGCATTTGCAACCTCCTTAATTCAAACTTAATAAGAATGTTCAAAAGAAGGACGAAAAATACTAGAGAACGCAATCTCTAGTATTTTTGATTAAAAAAGCAACCCTGTATTGCTACAGGGCTACCGAAGAATTATGTACTAATCAAACATCTTTAGGATGTACGCAATTATGATTAGCACTAATAACTTAATAAGTATGTTCATTTTCTCACCACCTTTCTCAAGGAGGTTTAATATGGAAGAACAGAATTATTATACTATTTTTAAGATAAATAATCAACAAATAGGATAAAAAATATATTAAAGATTACAAGAAGTACAAAGATGTTTTTGAACTTATCACTAGATAGGTTCTTTTTTTGTTAGAAGAAATAAAAAATATCAAGAAAATGGACTAAAGAAAGTGCTTTAAATTATATAAAAACAGCAAAGCAAAAAGGTTTAACATATTGGAGTGCAAAAGATTTCTTGAAAAATCATAAGACAATGCATTCTATTTATTGCTCTAATATATAAGGAGTGACCTATATGAATACAAATGAAATAACTGAAAAATATAAAAAAGAAATATGTCCTTATTGCATACATTATAAAAATAAAGATTATAAGGAATGTAGTGTAGTTGTAACAATAGATGGACAAGATAAATGTGTTAATTGTAAATGTATAGAATATTGCAAAGAAAGGATAGATAAAGAATGTCAGCATTAACAATAGTAATATTAATTATATTAAGTCCAATTATATTAATAGCTGGATTTATTAGTTTAACTATTATATTAGGAATAATCTATGCTATTTTTAGTATACCAATAAGTTTAGCAAAAAAGCAGGTGATAAAATGCCAAGAGGAAGACCGAAAAAATACACAGAAGTAGAAATAATGCAACAGAAAGTAGAGAAATATTTTAAAGAATGTGAAATAAAGCACGAACCTTATACAATAACAGGGTTGTGTTTAGCATTAGATATATGTAGAGATACATTGTCAGAATATGCTAAAAACAAAGAATTTTCCGACACTATAAAAAAAGCAAAATTAAGAGTAGAAAATTATTTAGAAAAACATTTAATAACAGATAGTTCAACAACAGGAATAATATTCAACTTAAAAAATAATTTCGGTTGGACTGATAAACAGCAATTAGAACATAGTGGAACTATAAATAATCCATTTGAAGGTTTATCAACAGAAGAACTAAGGCAGCTGACAAGTGATGATAAATATTAGAGTAAAAGAAGAAATAATCAGACAAGCACGTTTAGAATTAGCTAGACGTGATTTTTTTGAATATTGTAAATTAACTGCAGGGGACTTCTATAAAAAAGATAGACTATTTTTACAAGATATGTGTTATCAATTACAAGATTTTTATCAAAGCAATAAACCAGAAGATAAAATAATGGTAATGAATTTACCTCCAAGACATGGAAAATCAAGAACAGCAGGAAAATTAACTGAGTGGGTATTTGGAAAAAACAATCATGAAAAAGTAATGACTGGATCATATAATGAAACTCTATCAGGAACATTTGCAAAATCTGTAAGAGATACAATCGCATCAAAGAAAACAGAAGGAGTAATAGTATATAATGATATATTTCCAAATACAAAAATAAAATATGGTGAAGCTAGTGCAAATAAATGGGCGTTAGAAGGAAGTAGTCAAGCAAATTATTTAGCAACATCACCAACAGGAACTGCAACAGGTTTTGGATGTACTTTAATGATAATAGATGACTTAATAAAAAATGAAAAAGAAGCATACAACGAAGCAACATTAGAAAAGTTAATAAGTTGGTTTAACAATACAATGTTATCAAGAACAGAAAATGGATTTAAGCTAATTATAATTATGACTAGATGGGCAGAAAATGATTTAGCAGGATATATTTTAAACAATTATGATAATGTAAGGCATATAAATTATAAAGCTGTACAAAAAGATGGCTCAATGTTATGTCCAGAAATCTTAAGTAAAGAAGATTATTTACTTAAGACTAAAAATATGAATAAAGATATTATATATGCAAATTATCAACAAGAGCCGATAGATGTAAAAAATAGATTATACAGTGGATTTAAAACATACGACAAATTACCACCAGCACATTATATTATGAATTATACAGATACAGCAGATAAAGGAGAAGATTATTTATGTTCAATAGATTATCAAATGTATAATAATTCATACTACATTTTAGATGTTATTTATACTCAAGAAAGTATGGAAATAACAGAGCCAGCAGTAGCTAAAATGTTAACAAAAGATAATGTAGGATATGCAAACATTGAAAGTAATAATGGAGGAAGAGGATTTTCAAGAAACGTAAGAGAAGAATTAAGGAAATTGAAGAATTATCATACAAAAATAAATCCTTTTTACCAAACTGAAAATAAAGAAGCAAGAATATTAAGTAATTCGACAGGAGTAATGAACAATATATATTTTCCATTGAATTGGGAAGATAAATGGCCAGAATTTGCAAAACATTTGAAACACTATGTAAGAACTGGGAAGAACGAACACGATGATGCAGAGGATTGTTTAACAGGAGTATATGAACATCCAAAGCCAAACACAATAAGTTTTGGTTATAACAGTATTATGTAAGGAGAAAGATATGGACGTAATAGAAAAAATACAATATCAAGATGACTTTTTAAAAGAAGAGAATATAAATAATAATATAAGCATATTATGGGGAAGAGCTTTACCAATACTAATGCATAGAAAATACTTATATGATAGATTTACAAGAAAATATGATAAAAGTGATGTTGTAGTAGCATTAGAATATTATATAACTATAATAGCAAGTGGATATTTTGGAGGGAAAGAGCCACAATACAAAGTTAAAAAGCAAAACGAAACACAAAAAGGTATATTGAAGAAAATATTTGGAAAGATATTTGGAGAAAAAAATAACCCAGATGAATTTCAAGCTATCATTGATTATATTACGAAATATAATGATAATGGTAGTTTTTTTTATGATTGTGTAAAAGATTATATATCAACGGGTGCTTGCTATGGCTTAGTATATGAAAATAATGATAATGAAGAAGTATATGCACATACATCTAGTTTAAATACTGTAGCTATATGGAATTATGAAACACCTCAAAGAAAAATTGGACTACTAAGAGCTTGGTTTGAAAATACAGCTTCTGGAGGTATAGAAACGCATTTAGAAATAATAACAAAAGATTATAAAAAGCAATATGTAGATGGAATAGAAAAGAAAGATATAAATCAAAAAGCTGAATACGAATTTACAGAAGTCAAAGATAGTAGAAAAAAAGTTTTGTGGGATGATGTGCCTTGCTTTGCAGTCGAAAATCCTGATTCTTTAAGTCTTTTTGAAAATGTAATAACTTTAATAAAAAAACATGAACAAGTAATAAAAAACAATGCAAATACATTTGAATATAATGATAATGCTAAATTAAAAATAACAGGATTTACACCAGATAATGAAGCAATAATACAAGCTACAGATAAAGATGGAGAACTACAAGTAGATAATAATGGACAACCAGTAATGATTGCTAACCCTGCAAGACAAAAAGAAGATGAGGTTATATTAAATGCAAAAGTATTTTATACACCAGACAAAAGTGGAGATATAGCTTGGGTAACTAAGGATATAAACGATACAGCTTCTGAAAACCATAAAAAAACTTGTTTAGATATGGCGTTAATGATAAGTGGTGTACCAAATGTAACAGATCAAGGATTTACTAATGCAGATAATTCAAGTGCATTAGAAAAGAAATTTTTCCCATTGGAGCAAGTGTTACAACAAGCAGACCACTTATTTAAAGCAGAGTTTTTAAGAATGTGGAAAATGATTACTGCAAGAATAAATTTAAAGAAAAATAAACAATATGATTTTAGAGATATAGAAGTAATTTTGATAAGAAATTTACCAACAGATACTGAAAGTGTTGTAAATGCTTGGTTAAAATTAAGAGGACTACTATCAGATAAAACAGTGATAGATCACTTACCATATGATTTAGATAGTGAAGCAGAACTTGCAGAAATGGACATACAAAATGAGGCTAATATAGAAAAGAATTTAGAAAATATGCAAAAAATGGGACAAGACACAAGTAATGCACAATTAAATACAGAACAACGAAATCAAGACAATAAAAAAATGACGGAAAACCAAGAAGTCAAAACAGAAGTAAAGCAAAACAATGTTAAGCAGTCAGACACCGTAACAAAGTGAGGTGTTGTAAATGGATAATTGGAATTATCATGACAAAAAGATGAAAGAGTTGAAACAATTGTACTTAAAAACAAGTAAGCAAACACAAAACACATTACAAGAAATAATAGATACTTTTAAGTTTGATTTTGATACTTTATACAATGTAGCAGATACCAAGACTAAAAAAAGAGTTAATACATATATAGAAGAATGGAAAGATAAAGGACTATTAACAGGATATTTTGGAACATTAGCAAAGAGCATTTACGGTAGAACAAGAGTAAAAAATAGTGAAATATTTGAATTACTTATATATAGTGCTTATGTAGAAGAACAGGAAAAATTAAAAGAACAAGAATTAAATATAATGTATGATGATGCGAATTATTATTATCAAGAAGGACAGCAAGAAGTATATGATACATTGCCTAAAAAAGAAAAGAAGAGTCCATCAATTCTAAAATGGGCTTTATTTTTAGCTTTATTAGATGAGCCAAATGTGAAAGGATATATATTTGAACAATATATACAAGCAACAATACAATTTAATGTTCAACAAATATATAGACAAATAACAATAGATTTACAGCAACAAAATGAGATTGATATAACAAATGATATATATCAAAGTATAATTAAGCGACAAAACAATTTTAAGCTTAATATAAATGGAGATAAAATATCAGGAGATATAGATGCACAATTAATTGAAGTAAATAATCTTGCTAAGGTAGAAGGAATAAAAGAAGTAGATAACAATGCACAGGTAAGATTTATTGCTGTTATAGATGGAAAAGAAACGGATATGTGTCATAGTTTAGATGGTCAACTATTCTATATAAATAAGAAGAATGAGTTTAACAGATACTATGGAGAAACACAGAAAGACTTAAGAATAGAAAAAATAAAGTGCTTTGGACTAGTAATAGGATTAAACTTACCACCAATAAGTCATCACTTTCATTGGTGTAGAAGTACAATCACTTATCAAGTTCCAAAAGAAGATATTTCATTAAATACAAAGTATAATATATTTAGTAATAAAACGGAAAAACAAATAGAAAGAAAATATAATATAAATAAAGTAAGAATGAAAGGCGTAGATAAAAAGCTGCTTAATAATATTCTTACTAATATGAATAAAGTATATAATGATTTCCCACAAGTTAAAGGACAAATAAAAGAAATACAATCAATAAGTCATCCATATGGAGGATTGAATATAACACCAGATATAAAAGATGACAAATATATAATGCAAATAAATAGAAATAAATTTAATGATGAAAAGATGACAGAGAAAGAATATAATAGAGATTTAAAATCAGGTTTTCATCCAAAAGGAACTACTTATAAAGATATGGGAATACATGAATTAGGACATTGCGTTACTTATAAAATAATAAGAAACAAATATAGTACTCCAAAACAAATAGCTAATGATTGGAACAAAAACATAACATCAAAGGAAATCGTTGAAAAATCATTTAAAAATTTAGGAATAAGTGATAAATTAACAAAAGATATATTGAGAAAGCAAATATCTAATTATACTAGTATTGATTATGGAGAGACAATAGGAGAAGCGTTTGCAGATTATTATGCAAATGGTAAAAATTCAAAATCATTAAGTAAGGAAATAATAAAAGTTATGAAAGGAATGATTTAAATGATTTTAAATCCTAGATGGTTACCATGGCTATCTGATGAAGAAGATGAGTATGGAAATAGGAGAAAGCTAAAGAAAGATACACCAGAAGATATAAGAAAAGAATATGAACAATTACTGAAAGAAGAACAAGACAGTATAAAGAAAAATAAATTAAAGAAAACAATTTTTTAATTAAGTTATAAAGTTATTATAAATATAAATCAAGACGCAGACGTGTGTCTTTTTTTTGTTGCCGTTTTATCGTAGTTAGGCTTTATAAAATAAACGAAATAAATCAAGAAAGTCAATGGCTGGGGGCAGTAATGCAAATGGCTGGGAACTAGGAGGTTAAAAATGGAAGATGATAACAAAAACAATGCAATGGCTGGGACTCAAAATGGAGAAATGGCTGGGGCAGAAAATAATCAAACTCAAGGACAACAGACAACACAAACTAATGGGTTTGATGAGTTCTTAAAAGACTCTAAAAACCAAGCAGAGTTTGATAGAAGAGTTCAAAAAGCAATAGAAACAGCAAAAGCAAATTGGCAAGAAGTTATGGACAATGAAAAGTCAGAAGCTGAAAAACTTGCAAAAATGAACAAAGAACAAAAACTTGAATATCAAGCACAAAAAGCTGAAAAGGAAAAATCAGATGCACTTGCAAAATTAAATGCTTACGAATTAAAGGAGCAAGCTTTAAAAATAGCAAGTGAAAAAGGATTAGAGGTATCATTACTAAATTTCTTTGATTTTAGTACAGCAAAAGCTGAAGAGTTGAATCCTAAAATAGAAGAAATATCTAGTGCGTTTAATAAAGCTGTAGAAAAAGCTGTAAATGAAAGATTAAAAGAAGATACGCCAATAAGCAAAAATGGTACACCAGGTAGCCAACCTAAAACAGTACCATCATTTTTTTAATAAAAGGAGGAATTAAAAATGGCAGAAAGTACAAGAATTGATGCTTTAAGCATTGAATTACAAACAAGAGGAAAAGATAAATTAGCAGAGGAATATGGAAAGGTAATTGAAAATATTAATGCTAATACATTAAGTGCAAAATTAAAAAACAAAGATTTAAGTGGAGACCCAACAAGTGGTTCTGTAGAAGCAAAAAGATTTGTAAATGCGAAAGGACAAGCATATGGAACAGCTAGGAGTGGTGGAGCTGGAAATAAAGTAAAATCAAAACCAGTAGTTATTCCAATTGATGATAACACTGAATATATGGAAGAAGTCGAAGAAAAAGATTTAAAACTATATGGAGTAAATGGCTTAATAGAAAGAAGAACAGCTAATCATCAAAAATCTATGGAAGTAGAATTAGAAACAAAATTCTTTGATGTTGCAGCAGATGCAGGAACAGAATTTACACCTACTGAAACATCTATAGAAGATGAAATTGAAGAAGCTATTCAAAAAGTAGAAACTGTAAAAAATGATTTCGTAAGAGGAGTTCCAAGAAACTTAATTAATGTTATAATGAAACCTTCTGTTTATGGAAAATTAAGAAATAAAATTGCCACTCTACCAAATGCTAATGCAAATGTAGCATCATATGAGAGTGGTATTTTTAATAACACTAGAGTATATTCAAATGTATTTTTACCAGATGATGTTGATTATATTGTAATGGTAGATGGAGCAGTAGCACAACCTGTACTACCATCTATTTATTCACCTAAAAAAATTGATTTATCTGACGCAACAGCATTTGGAATGTTTTTATATAAAGGAACAAAAGCTGTTATGGAAGATTTAATATTTGTAAAAAAAAACAGTTAGCTAATTTAGGAGAACTAACTGTTAATTCTGTTGAAGGAGCAACAGTAGGAAATACAAAAATTACTGTTACTCCAACAATAGAAGAAGGACATAGTTATAAATATAAAGTAGCTTCTAACCCAACTATGCCAACATATGACCAAGTATGTTCAAGTGGGTATACAAACTGGAATGGTACAGATGAAATAACTGCAACAACAGGACAAAAAATTGTAGTTGTAGAAGTAGATAGCGACAATAAAGCTAAAAAGACGGGAGAAGCTACTATAACCTCAAAAGCTGAATAGAAAGGAAGGTAATAGAATGACAGATACTGAAAATCTTGAAAAAATCAAATCCGATTTAGGAGCTAATTATAGAAATGATGAAAATGTTTTAAAAGATATATTAGAGGAAGTTAGTTCTATTGCCTCTGATATTTCAAATAGAAAAACAGATGATAAAAAGTTATTTCCATACATAAAAAAAGCAGTTAAATCTGAATATCTTGCTAGAGGTGCAGAGGGATTAACAAGTAGAAATGAAGGAAGTGTTTCCAGTTCATTTGAAGATATCATAGATAAATTAAGAAGTAACATTATCAAATCTGGTTTAAGGAGGATTAAATAATGTTACTAAAAAATTTAAAAGAAGTATGGGTATCAGAATATGAAATAGTAAATGACCATGGAGAGAAAAAGAAAGTATGGAAATTTAAAAAGTTAAACACTAATACAGGAACAGCATATCTTAATTTACAACAAGACTTAAACGAATTAGATAGGAATAGTGCAGGAGAAGTAGATTATAGTATAGAAAATGCAAGAACTGATATGGAATATGATATAAAAAAAGGTAACGGAGTATCATTAACAGATATATCAAAGTTTAGCAACTTCATACCAGATTATTTAGTAACTGACTGTCCTAAGATAGGAAATACTACTTTATATAAATTGGAGAAAAACAATGGCAATTAAATTAAAGTGTAAAATAAAAGCAAAGCATAATTTCAAAAAATTCGAGCAAATGAGAAAAGAATTACCACAAGCAATCCAAAAAGGTATAGAAGAAGTGTTGGATAACTTACAAACAGAAGCTATACGATTAGAAAAAGGACATAATCAAGAAGGAATAATAATAGATAGGGTTGATATGTCTACGAGAGAAATAAAAGGAAGAATTTATGCAGACCCTAGTAAATTTATGAGTAATGAACAATCGTATTTATGGTTTGAATATTTTGGAACAGGACAATATGCAGAGCAAGAACACATTGGAATTACTAAACACTTTTTAGAGAGTGGATATACAGAATGGTTTATTCCAGTAAATAAAGTAGATAGAAGCTTAGGCTTTCCAATTATAGAAATACAAGGAATGCAATTTTATATAGCACATGGACAAGAACCGAATCACTTTTTACAGGATGCAGAGTTTAAAACTAGAGATACTAATATAGAAACGATTGAAAAACATATATATGAAATGCTAAGGGAGGTATGTAAATGATACATGAATTTACAACTAAAGATATGTCGGATTTATTATATAATGACTTATCTACAATACAAGATAATGAAGGAAAAACGACAGAGATAGCTTTAACGACACCAACGACAGAAAGTGTATTTCCATGTAGGATATTAGAAACACCTTTGGAAACTACAAACAAGACTAATAATGGCATACCAATATTAAAGACATTCCAAGTTTCTATAGAACATTGGGATAATGAACAAAGATTTTGTATGGAAATGGCAAATAGAACAGACAAACAATTACAAAAAAGAAATTTTACAAGGACTAATTCTAGTCCTATTATTTTTGACCAAATAACAAAAAAATATAAGTTTATAACTAACTATGAAGTTCATTACAATGCGATAATGAACTCTTTTAGTTGTATAAAATAAATTATAAAGGAGGAATAAAATATGGAAAAAGGAACACCATATTCAACAATGTTAAGCAAATTATATTATAGTGAGGAACTAGAAGGAGAGAAAAAACAAGTTGCTTGGGTACAAGAAATTCCAGAATTTGATCCAGCGCCAGAAGGTATAGAATTTAGTGCATTAGATACAGATTATACTGGACAAGTTCCTGGTAGACGTAGTGCAGATGCTATAGCTATACCAATACTATTTACAGAAGCACAACATGATACATTAAAAGCATTAGATAAAACTAAGGATTATTATTGGTTTATAGAACTACCAGAAGAAACAGCGACAACACCAAAGAAACCAGTTTGCTTTAATTTCCAAGCTAAAGTAAGACTTGGAATGGCAGCTTTAGCTGTTGATGAAATGTTGCAAGAAACAATAACATTATATAAATCAACAGAAGTTTCTGAAACAAAAGGATTACCAACATCAATTGGTTAATATAATAAAGAAATTAATATATTTGAGAATGTCTGAGAAAGACATTCTCCTTTTTGCAAAGAGGAGAAAGGAAGATAATAATGATATTAGAAACAAAAAATAAAAAAATAAATTTAGTACTAAGAACAAGAAAAATAGCAGATGTAGCTAAAAAATTAGAAGGAAAAAATTTTGAAGATGTATATTTTAAAGCAATGAGTGAATTTGATTTAGATGCTTTAAGTAAAATAATATTTACTTTAGCAGAAAATGAAGATAAAACAAATGCTTTTAAAAATAGCTCAGAAGTATATGATTTTATAGATGATTATATGGCAGAAAATAATAAAACATATAAAAATATATTTGAAGAAATAGCAGAGGATATAAATGAAGAGGGTTTTTTCAACAGCAAGATGAGCAAAAAGGAACTAAAAGACAAGATATCAAATCCTTTATCATCAATGAATATGAACGATGTTATAAGGAACTCAGCAGAAAAAGCAATAACAAGAGTAGCAGAAGAGCAATTTCAAGGATACAAAGCATAAATGATATTATAGATGATATTAAAATATCTAAAAACTTGAAAGAATTAGTATATGCTATGGAAGCATTAGCATATTATTTTAATATGACACCTGAAGAATATTGGAATGCTGAATATAGATGCATTAATACATACTTAAAAGTAAATATGATTAAGATGCTAGATGATTTTAAAATGCAAATAACTTTACAAGAAGCAGTGACTGATAAACTTATTAAAGCAGATAGCATGAGCAAAAGACCTAAAGTAATTCCGTTAAGAAAGATGTTTTCAAAATTATTTAAAGAAGAGTCAAAAATAAAAATACAATCTCCAAAAGAACAAATAGCAAGATTAAGAAAATTAAAATAATTTTTGACATTTGTAAAATGTTGTATTATACTTTTGCTATAAATAAAAGGAGGGATACATATGACAGGAAATGAAGAAATTATTAAAAAGCCTGTTTATAAGAAATGGTGGTTTTGGCTAATAATAATAGTTGTATTAATAGCAATAGTTGGAGGAACACAAGGAAATAATAATACTAGCCAAAATAAAGATAATAGTATAAACAACTCAACTATAAAAGAAGAGGCCAATCAAGATGATAATGTTCCAACTGAATACAAGAATGCGTTAAAAAAAGCTAAGACATATTCAGATATAATGCACATGTCAAAAAAAGGTATATACAATCAATTAACATCTGAAATTGAAGGCTTTAAGGAGGATGCTGCACAATATGCTATAGATAATATTAAAGCAGATTGGAAAGCCAACGCATTAGCTAAAGCTAAAGATTATCAAAAAACAATGAGTATGTCAAAGCAAGGAGTATACAATCAATTAACATCTGAAATTGAAGGTTTTACAGAAGAAGAAGCACAATATGCTATCGATAATTTAGAAAATTAATCTATACAATAATACTAAAATAAATAATGTGTTTAGACAGTTGAGGAAGGATAAGAAAATTGAAAGAGATGTTGCAATTCTTGTAAATAAATGGTATTGTTTTGATGGAGGGGATAAAAATGTCAATTTTTAATCAAAGAATAAAACAAGGAATAGAAGATTACAAAGAAAATCTAAAACCCAAAAACGGAAACACACATATTCTATTAATAGAAACAATAGTAGATGTCGAATATAAACAAAAGCAAGAATATATGACTAAAATAAATGATCTTTTAGATTTTATGCAAGAAAGAAATTACGAAATTGTAGATATTAAACTAGAAATAAACGAACAAAGAAGCTTAGCTGGATATTCATATGAAACAATGATTATTTATAAATAATAAAAACACTTACAGAAATGTAGGTGTTTTTTATTTTGAAAAAATATATAAAGAGAGGTCAATTGAAAGTGTCTAGTATATATGGCTCACATAATTTCCTCTCTTTTACTATTTTGAAAAGAGGTGAGAAAAATTACTGTAGAAGAATTAGATATTATTGTACAAGCTAGTGTTGAACAAGCATTAAGTGAGTTTAAGAAAATAGTACCACAGCTAAAGAAAACTATAAAACAAATTGAAGATGATTTGAATAATATAGATACTAAAGGTATGACTAATAAAGTTCAACAAGCGGTGAAACAAGTAAAACAAAAAATAAATGAAGTAAAGAATACAGGAGTAGATAGGCAACTGCAATCACAATTTGATAGAGCAGGAGCAAGTGCTCAAAAATATCAATGGCAATTAAATCAAACAAAAGAAAAATTACGTCAATTATACAACGAAATGGATAATATACAAGCAAATACTTGGAAAGCATATACTCCAGAAGGTGTAGAAGTAGGCAATCAGTCAATAGAACCTGCTGTAAACAACGATTTAGCAATGAATAAACAATATCAAAATCTATCTAAAGAAGTTATTAAGTTAGAAGGAGAAATAGCAAGTTTAAATAGTAAACTAAACACTACGAAACAGGAATATACACAAATAGGAGGCCAAATTCAGCAAACGACATCAAAACAAAGTTTGTGGAATAATGTTGTAAATAAAGTAAAAACAGCAATAGCAGGGATAAAGAAAAATACAAACAGTACAGGAAGTGCTTTTGAATCAGTTGCTAATATATCTGAGAAAGTAAAAAATGGTTGCAGTCAAATACTTAAGATTACAGGTAGAGTTGTAACAAGAATAAGACAAATCGGAACAGGATTTAAACAAGGGTTGACGCATATTTTAAAATATGCAGGAGCTCTTTTTTCATTACAAACAATATATTCTGCATTAAGTGGCTCAGCTAATGCTTGGTTAAGTAGTCAAAATGCACAGGCACAGCAGTTACAAGCCAATATAGATTACTTGAAAAATAGTTTTGGCAGTGTATTAGCTCCAGTAATAGAATACATAGTAAATCTTGTATATCAGCTAATGAAAGCAATACAATCAGTTGTGTATGCATTATCAGGAATAAATATATTTGCTAATGCAAGTGCTAAAGCATATTCAAGTATGGCGAGCAGTGCAAAGGAGGCTAATAAAGAAACAAAGCAACTAGCAGGAGTGCATAGTGAAATAAATAATATACAAAGCAATGAAGGTAGCTCTGGCGGAAGTGGAGGAGGTATTGTAACTCCAAGTTTTGATTTATCACAACTAGACAATCAAATGAGTCCATTAGCTCAAAAACTTTATGAGTTTTTCAAGCCACTTGTAGATAGTTGGAATATGTATGGAGCGAGTTTAGTAGAACAAGTAAAATTAACAGCTAGCCAGATAGGAGAACTATTAAGTTCTGTATGGGGAAGCTTTGAAAAAATTATTACAAATGGGACTGTATATGCTATTTTAGGAAATATATTAGCAATTATAGGAAACATAGCTCAAGCATGGGCTAATGCATGGACTTATAATAATAATGGAGATGCCATAATACAAAATTTAGCTAACGCATTTAATAATTTATTAGTTGCAATAAATAATGTTGTAAGTAGTCCAGCTTTTCAAGAATGGCTTAATAATTGTTCTGATAAATTCAGGGAGATATCTGAAAAAATAGGAAGTATAGATTGGCAACCTTTAATTGATACATTGTTTGAAATAGGAAGTACTATAGGTACAGTAGCATTAAATATTTTAAGTGGATTAGTTGATATATTCAAATGGTTTGTAGAACATCCTGATATTGCTGTAATCATAGCTAGTATTGCAACAGCAATAGTATTATTAGTAAATGCTATGAAAGCAATTTCGGGAATAACATCAGTAATAAAAACAGTAAAAGAATTGGCTGAGGGGATAGGCACGAGTATATCGACAATTGTTTCAACAATAGGAGGAATTGTTTTAGTAATAACAGGAATAGTAACAGCTATTTCAAGTTTTATTAGTATGCTTTCAGAGGGATTTAGTTGGTTAAAAGAAGTAATAATGCTAGTTGGAATAGCAATTACGGCAGTAGGAGCAGTTATATTAGGAGTTCCAGCCACAGTTGCAGCGGTAGTCGCAGCAGTAGTAGCAGTAGTAGCAACATTAATTGTAATAGTAAAAGAACATTGGACAGAAATATGCAATGCATTAAGTAGTGCATGGGAATGGATAAAAACAAAGGCAGTAGAAATATGGACCAACTTAGCAGAATTTTTTACTAATCTTTGGAATAGTATATGTGAAATTGCGACAAATATATGGAATGGAATAAAAGATTTTTTTGTAAACATATGGACAGGTATATCAAACTTCTTTAGTAACATTTGGAATGGTATTAAAAACGTTGCAATGACGGTATGGTATGCTATTACAACTGTAATTAGCAATGTAATCAATGGCATAAGAAATACAATATCGAATGTTTTAAATGCAATAAGTACAATATGGAATAATATATGGAATAGCATAAAAAATGTGGTGGTTAGTATCTGGAACGGTATTTGGGGAGCTATTAAATCTGTAATAAATAGTATACTTGGAGGAATTGAAAGCTTTGTAAATGGAGTAATAAGAGGAATTAACTGGGTACTAGGAGGAATAAGTAAAGTAGCAAATGCGGTAGGAAGTTTAATAGGATTAGATCCAATAAATTTACAGTTAAGTACAATATCTTTACCCCGTTTAGCTAAAGGAGCTGTATTAAGAGTACCAACAATAGCTGAAATGGCAGAATATCCAGGAGCAAGTACAAACCCTGAAATTGTAACACCACAAAATATAATGGAAGAAACTTTTGATAGAGTAATGTCAAGATACCAAGATAGTAATAATAGCCAACCAATTTATTTAACTGTAAATGTTGGTAATGAAAAATTAGGCAAGATTTTATTAGATGATTTAAGAAACATGAAAAGAAGAAGTGGAAAGGGAATAGAGGCTTTAGTAGGAGGATAGAAATATGAATGATTTACCACCTGGATGGAAAAAGAATAAAGACGGTCTCTGGGAATATACCATGTTCCCAGAGGAAGTCAAAGAAATGAATAAACAATTTATAAGAACATTTATGTTGGCTATTTTAAATATAATTCAAGCATTGTTTATAATTATTCTTGTGTTATCGAATTTCTGTAATCATTAGGAATAGAAAACTTCAAATGAAAGGTCTTTGATTTTTGAACTGTATTAATTGTAATATCAAACTTAGATGGAAGCTCTTTGACATTATTAAATATTAGATACCCTTCGTAAGAAGTGAGAGGTTTTATTTCTAGCAATGGTTTAATAGGTGAATATTTTAAATCTTGACTATTAGTGGAGATAAGTTGACCTTTATTATACTTAAAGCTAACAGGGAAGCGAAAATCTAATTCACAAGAACTATTAATTATATATTTATCATTTAAAGTTATTTGATTAATTGTAGTCGGGTTTTTAGACTTATTTGTAATTCTAATTAATATTGCAATACAAAAATTATTTTTAGTAAAAGTTGGAAAAATTACACCATATTCGTTTTGATAATAGTCAGTCTTGGATAATGTTATAAAATTTTTAGATAAATCTATTAAAGATAACTTAAGCCTAAAAAATTCATTTATAGCTGTATATGTAGACAATATAGCACCATATATAGATATAATAAGAGCAAATAAAGCAATAATATCAGTAATATTCATATAAAGAACCACCTTTCTATGAAAGTATATAATAAAATATAAAAATTTACAATAAAGGAGTAATAATTATGTTATGGAAAGTTAACGGAGTAGTACAAAAAACGCCAAGTACATATAAAGATAATATAGAAGATACGGACAATGACAGTTATACTAGTAAAGTAACAGGAGCTTTAATAGACAATCCTATAGCAGTAGGAATGTTAAAGCTAGAAATGTCTTGGGATATGCTAACAGAGGAAGAAGCAGAACATCTATTACAATTAAGCTATAGAAATCCTTTAATAGCAACAGTTAAATGCCCATCTGTCCAAGGTGGAATGTTAGAAAATGCTAAATTTAGAGTAAGCAAAAGAACAAGTGAAATGCACCTAACAGGAGAGGATGAAGATACTTCTAAATCTCTTTGGAAGGTGTCTTTTAATTTAATGCAAAAAGAATTAACAGAACAACAAAAACAAACTGTATTAAATGCAGGAGGTTAGAAATGTATAGTACAAGTCAAAAATGGAAAGAAAAGATATATGGCAATGTAAAAAGTATTTTGAATATTTACATAGACAATGTACCAATAAATTCAAATTATATATTAGATTTTAAAGTAGGAAAAACATTATTTGATGATGAAGAATTAAAACTTGGTAGTACAAGCAGTAGATATATAGAACTAAAAATATACAAAAATCAAGTACCAAAAACTATTAGTAAAGTTAAAGTAGATTATGGGATTTTAATAGATAATGAATATGAAATAATTCCAATTGGGATATTCAATGTAGATGATTATACAGACAATGATGATAACACAATAACACTAAAATGTATTGATAATATGAGCAAGTTTGAATTTAATTATGATGGAAGTAAATTAATATATCCAGCTACATTAAAACAAGTTTTAGAAGATATATGTGAGAAAGCAGAAGTAGAACTAGGTTCTACTTCTTTTCTCAACTATGACAGACAAATTTCTGTTTATGATAATACAATTACAGCAAGAGATTATTTAAGTTATATATCTGAATGTGCTGGAGGATTTGCTTGTATTGGAAGAGATGGAAAATTATATATAAGAACATTTTATCAAGATGAACAAGAAATTTTTCTGGAATTATTTGGAGAATACAAATGGGGAGAAAAATATAAAATCTCTAAACTAAGTTATGAAAATGGTGTTGAAAGCTTCAAATTTGGAGATGATACAGGAAATAACTTATGGATAAATCAAGAAAATATTTATGTTACAGATGAAAAACAAGTAGAAAGTATTTACAACCAAATAAATGGGTTAGAAGCATATAGTTTTGAAGGAAAAACAATAATAGATCCTGCATTGGATGAAGGAGATAAAATAATAATTGATGGAAAACCTATAATTTATCAAGGCGAAGCAGATTTTCATGGAAGATTTATTACAGAAATTAGTAGTAAGATAGCGATAAGAGAAAAGCAAGAAACTACAGTAAAAGAATCAAGTCAAAAACTTATTAATAGAAGGGTACAAAGCAGAATAGATGAAACAGAAGGAAAAATCACTCAACTCGTAGAAGAAAATACAGATTTTAGCAATAAATTAACTAATGTAACACAAAACATAGATTCTATAGAAGAAGAAATAAGTAGAATTTATTATTTTGAAAAAACAGTTTCAGGAATAAATGAATTATTACTAGAAGATGCCTTAAAAGTAAATTTAATTTCTTTTAGAGCTAAAGCTAAAAGTATAAAAGGAATATATCCAAACAAAAAATTATTTCCAAGCAAAAGTTTATTTCCGAAAAAAGGTGGGACAACAATAACTATATTACTTAGAACCTATAGTAGATATGTAGAACCAAGTCCAATATTACCAAGTCTTAAATTATATCCAAATAAAAAGTTGTTTCCAAAACCTAAGATTTTCGAAACAAAAGAATTTGAATTTTATATAAAAAGACCATTAAGAAGTTATAAAGATAAAAGTGATGAGTTTGTAATAGAAATAGAAAACGAAACAGGTTTTTGTGTGGTGAAAATATTAAGATATGTAGACTATAATAACGGAGAATATACAATATATGAAGAACCTAGAGAAGAAATATTAGATAAAATAGATATAGAATTATATAAAGGAAATAACTACATATCTATAAAGGAATTTACAGATTGGGACATTGAAGCGACATATTTATTTAATAATGAACTTAATAAAGAATTTGCACCAAGAGTAGAGAGTAATGCTAAAATTCGTAAAACTGCAGATGAAATAAATTTAGAAGTTTCAAAAAAGGCAGGAAAAGATGAATTAGTTTCATTAATAAATATAAGTCCAGAAACAATAAAAATAAAATCTTCAAAGATACAATTAGAAGGAGTTACAACTATAAATAATGGATTTTCAATTGATGAAAAAGGAAATGCAAGTATTTCTAATGGAGCTGTTAAAATAAATGAAAAAGGAATAGAAATGTCAAGTGGAACAAAAATATTAGGAGGAGAAGGAATGTTAACACAATTTCTATTTAATGGTTACGGACAAGTTGGACATATATCTTCCATACAATGGGTTGAACGTGTAGCAGTGTACATTCCAGTATATATTCCAAAGAATTTCGTAATAACAGATGCTGTATTATATGGTCAACATACTCCTAGTTTTGTTTGGAAATATGATAATGGAGCACAAAAACTTAATTGCTATGCAAGAAATGTAAAACTTTATAAAACGAATAGTAAAGAGGCTCCAGATATAAGCAATGGAACAGTTTTTGATTTAGCACCAAATTATGAAGGAACGGTGGTATCAAATTTGGGAAGTACGTCTGGAAAAACATTCGCTGCTAGTAATTCAGAAGAATTTAATGTATCTAATATAAAAGAATTTTTACAGCAAGGATTCCAATATTTGTATTTAGCAGATTATATTAATAATCCTAGCAACACAGATGACTTCGAATCTTATCAAAAGTCTGGAATGATAGATGCGCATTTATTTGTAACCGGTTACTTAAAATCATAAAATATAAGGGAGGAATATGAGATGATAGAACTAGAAAGAATAGGTTGGAAAGATGAACCTAGTCAAGAAACACCAATAGACTCAGGAAATTTAAATCAAATGGAAAACAATACAGAAAAAGCTTTAATACAACTTGAAAAAGATATAGATAATAAAATAATAGAAGAACTAGAAAAAATAAAAACAAATGTGACCATAGAAACGAATGCAGATAGAAATTATAGTCATACTGGTGGAAATCAATATTTGCAAGAGCCAATACAATTTCAAGTAAGTAGAGGAAATGCAAATGAAAAGCTAACATTTGTAACTAATGGAATAAAAATAGGAGCAGGAATAAATCACATAAATGTTAAAGGAACAGTTTCTGTACTGCATAAGGAAAGTGATGGACGTAATGCATTTATATACATAAGAAAAAATGGTATAAAAATGACAGAAATTCAACATAGATTACAAAATATGAATGAAGCTTATAATATGTTTACATTTTACAATTATATGGAAGTAAAAGAGGGAGATTTAATCCAATTGTATATAGCTTTAGATAATGCAAATTTTACAATTAAAGGTTTAAGTAAAATATCTGCAACGCAACTATCTGTAGAAGTTGTAGACTAAGGAGGAGCTATGGAAAACAAAGAAGATAACTTCGAAATACAAGTTCTTACTAGATTAGCAGTAATTGAAAGTAAACTAGATGACTACAAAAAAATAGAAGATATAACATATAGAGCTTACAATAATGCTAAAGAAAATACAAAAGATATAAATAATATAAAAGAAAATATAACATCTTTAGAGAAAGACGTAGAAGCTATAAAAGAGCAACCAAGACAAAGATGGTTTAATTTAGTAGGTAATATAATATCTATTGTAATAACAGCAATAGTAACATTTATATTAGCTAAAATAGGAATTTAATAAAGGAGTGATAACTATGTTAAGCAATAAAATATATGACGTATTAAAGTATATAGCACAAATTGTCTTACCAGCTTTAGCAACCCTATATTTAGCATTAGCAGGAATATGGAATTTACCATATGGAGAAGCAATATCTGGAACAGTAATGGCTATAGATACATTTTTAGGCGCAATCTTAATGCTTTCTAGCACGAAATATAATAAGAAGGGGGAATAGTATATGGAAGATAATGAAGAAATAGTAGAAACAATGGAACTAGCAGAACAAGATAATAGAGGGGAGGATAATGAATA